CTGCTATGGAGGTACAGACAGCTAGGGATAATGGTGGTTATGCTGACTCTGATAAAGCTCAAATCACATTAGTAGGAGACTTGGCATGAGTACACTAAGAACAAATGCCCTAGAGGGAATGGACGCAAAGAACAGCATCACTATTGTTGCAGGTGCAGGGAATATTACCACTACGAATATACAAGAGGGTTTGGCTAAATATTCTGGTGTATGGGATAGTAAGACTGACAATACTCTTGGTGATTCTTTTAATGTTTCTGGTGTAACAGATAATGCCACAGGGGACTTTACTGTTACGTTTACAAATGCGATGGGTAACGCATTTTACTCTGCTTTAGGTAATGTGTCAGGAGAAAATAATGTATATGGTGTTTGTTGTTCTCAAGACACACACGCAACAACAACGTGTGGCTATCAAGTTAGAGAGGTAGATGGTACTACCTTTGACGTAGACAAAAACTCTTTTGCAGGAATAGGAGATTTAGCATGACACCAGAATTTCAAGGAACACATTTATGGGATAGACTAGGGTGGGCAAAAGAAAACCTAGAGCCATACAGAAGTGAGTATTGCATTGTATGGGAAGACCCTGACAACCTAGATGAACCTGCAAAGGTAACACACCCTGACCCTAATTGGATGGCGTGTGCATTGAATGGTGGCATACTACCACCTGTGTGGGTTTATTGGGAACTCAAGAAGGACGAAGCACAACCAGACTTTGTAAAGCATACACGAGGGTATTTACTCCATAATACAAAGCCAGTAGAATCAATGACAGAGGAACAGGCAATAGAATACTTGATTATGAAAGACATACCTGAGAGAGTGTGGAAAGATTATGAGCAAGCAAATAGAAAGCGTTTGCTTATAGTAAAGAAGGAGCAGTTACCGTCACATCGAACATGGCGTAACGCTTGGAAAATAGATCAACAAGTGGCATAGGAGATACGA